AATAGGGCTTCACGCGCCCATGCCAGCGGCTGGTGTGTGGGGTTCATCGTCATCGTGTGTCAGGTCGTTAGCGTATAGCAGTACGGTTACTACTGCTATTGCTGCAAATAACGGTATTATTATTGAATTAATCGTGTCCATTATATTTCCTCGTATACAGACAGAATAAACACCCCGTCTTGCACTGTGCGCACATTGAATCGCCGGATGTTTTCTTTGCCATCGCGGATTTCCTTGACCATCTCGAAATTTGGTAAGCCATTTTCAATCATGGCCGCAATTAGATGGCCGTATTGCTGCACCTGCGACGCGGGAACGAAGCGTGTCACCTCGCTGACCTTCTTACCCCATGCCGCCCGGCTGCGCTCCAGCGTTTCGCAAAGGCCATCGGATATAAATTCTTCCTGACGGGCAGGGTCTACTACCGCGTAACCCGCATGCAATTTATCCAGGTGCGTGTACTTATTGATCACCAGCCAATCGTAACCTTCCGGCGGCTTCTGTGCGATGCTGTACACGTCTTCCAGCCTTTCCCGCAATACCTTGGTTTCGGCTTTGGCAATCCGCTCTTCCCGCTTGGATTGCAGCAGGTAACGCCCGCCGACTACGGCCACAATGACCGAAAATATCCCGCCTATGATGGATATAGCAATGGCCGCGCTGACGGTGATTTGCAAGGCCGTCACTCCGCCCCACCTTTCCCGCCGTGACGAAGGCGAATGAGGTTTTCAGCGGTTACAATCGAAAGCGAAAGCAGGGCCGCGCTCACGTCAATAACCAGGGCCGCAATGGCGTTTTCGTGGTTCACCCATTTAAGATGCACCCATGCCACGCACAGCATGAATGCGAAGGCCGTCAGCTTGCGGGCCGATGCTCCGCCGGGTTCATTGCTGAATGATGCGAATATGAATTTAAGGGGGTTCATTTTTTTTCTGTTTTCGATTCATGAACTTAAAACAGCCATACACTCTGCCACGGTCTCATGGTAGCCAACAGGCGGCTGCTGCCAATCGCAGCGCGGCACTTGCTCGGCTGCGTACAGGCCCAAGACTTGATTAAGATATCCCTCAAGTGCTGTCAGCTTCGCGGATGTTTTTCCCGCTGCCTGAAGCTGCATTTTGAGATAAATCAGGGTCGGCTGCTGACCTGCGCCCAAGCCCACTATCTCCAGCCATTCACCGGCTGAATACAGATGCAATGGTGACAGCTTGTACAACTGCACCCAGTGTCCGTCTTCGTGCCATTCGAGGCGGTCGGGGAGGACTGTTTTGCAGTTTTCAGCTTCGGGCAATTCGCCCTCATAAATCGGGTAGAAACCTTCTTTTTCTACGGGGCTAATTGCCCCAGTGTTATCTGCGTACATCATGGCTTTGGAAATTTAACAAGGGTGGCTGCCTGGCTGTAGCAGTACAGGTCAGCTGAAGCGCTAAGAAATCGAACGGTTACTTGCAGTGTCTTCGCGCTGGTGAGGTCTTCAGCCGCCGTGCCATAACCTAATGAATTGAAGAACCTTGAGCCTGTCTGTATCGTGCCCATCGCCCCGGCTGCTGCATCGGTAGACCAACTTGTCACGCTCATCTTCTGCGAATTGGTGGCCACGATGAACAAATTGAGCAACATGGAGCCAGTCCTATCTGTTGCGCTGGCACTTAGCGAAAGATTATGACTCATAATCGTAGTCGCACCCAATTTAAAGTACATATCCACAGTACGAGCCGCCCCTGAATTATTCTTGAACAAGCCTGCAAGGTTCAGTTGCAAGGTATCTCCTGCCACTAAATTGGTGGGCAGGGCATAGCTGAAGATGGCTGTTTCGGTTGTGGTATTGACCGGGCCGACTTGGTTGAAATTTTGGTTAAGAGTTATCGCAGTACCGCCGCCTCCGCCGCCGGGTGGGGCCGCCCATGTGCCGTCTGCGCGAAGGAAATTCGTTGTTCCGCCGCCAGATGCCGGTGCAAGCCCCTTCAGCGAGCTGGTGAACGTGTCGAGTAGGGTTGTGGCCTGTGTGCCTGTCAGGTCTTCAGGGTCACCGCTGCCCGCTGTAATTCGGGCCTTGAACCGGGCCGTGTCCATGTTGGCCAGCTTCGCATTCGTCACCGCGTCGTCTGCAATACCCGCTGTTGGAATCGTGCTGGCCCAATATAGGTAATTCGCCCATGCGCCGGAATGGAATACGCGCCAGATAAGCTGCCCTGCCGTGCTGTAACCCGTGCCGCCTACCGTGGCCGTGCCATTGCGCACAAACACAACGTACCCCTTACCCTCGACCGGTGTAGGGTCTGTGAAAGTGGCTGATGCAACAACGTGGTATAATTGGTCATTGGCGGCGGTAGTGTTGGTGTTCACAACGATTGCATCATCTGTCTTACCATCCAATGCGGTCTGCAACCCTGTAATGTCGGCAATGGCTGCGTCTGCCCCCGCTGTTACAAGGCCTTTAGCATCGTAGGTAATCTTAGTCTTTGTTGCGCCGGTGATTGCGGTGTTTTCGTCAACCTTGCCGTCTAAGGCGGTTTGCAAATCCGTCTGGCTGCTGAGTGTGCCAGTGATCGCGCCCCATGCCACGGAGCCGCCGCCGGTAGCATTCAGCGTTGTGCCACTCATGCTCAGGTTAGTGCCAAGAGTAATCTCCTGCACATCTCCCGAACCCGTACTACCACGGCCCAGCAGCTGGCTTGCCGCGCTTACATTCTGAATCTTCGCGTAAGTTACCGCATCGTTGGCAATAGTTGCGGCAAATGACCCTGTACCGCTGCCAGTCACGTCTCCGGTAAGGCTGATTGTTTGGTCACCCGTATTCGTGCCGCTCAGATTCGGTGCTGAGATGTTGCCGGTAAATGTTTCGCCCGCCTTGTTTGCAGGCGTGTAACCGAGTGCAGCCTGGTAAATCGTATCAAAATAGGTCTTCGCGGTTGCTTTCAGATTCGCCCATGATAGTTTCTTCAATGCGCCGGATGCTGCGCTATCGCTCAAGGGTATGGTATCCGCGTCTACCGGTGTGGTTTTTGCCGTTGCCGCGTTCAGTACCGCGCCTACATTGTCAGCGTCCGTCACGTCTGCGCCTGCTTCGATGCCGTCTAACTTGGTTTTCAGCGCGTTTGTGAACGGCTGTTCTGCGCCGTTAAGGGTCTGAAATTCGGTGTTTGAAATAGTGCCATTGGCAATCTTCGCCGCGTCAATACCGGAAGGCAAATCCGCTGCTTCTATCGGTTCAAACTCCAGCCCATCGGCTGTTTCCTTTACCTTGACATAGTAGCTGCCCGCGCCCGCGTAACTTGCCGGAACATCTCCAAGGTCGATAAAGTCAGCAGCCCCGCCGCTTCCGCCCCAATATTGCAGGGAGTTCCATGCCGCCGCGCCTGTGCCAACTTTAAATTTTCGCGTATCGGTCTCCAGTCCGACTTCGCCTTCTGCCAGTACCGGATTGGTGGCTGTCCATTGTGCAGCCGTGCCGCGCCTTAGTTTTATGGTTATGTAATTGCTCATGAAACACCCCCGTCAATCGTAAGTGAGTAAGTAGAATTGTAATATCCGCCGTCGATAATCAGAATATCTTGGTCAATGTTCGGAAATGCGTAGTCGTTGGAAGGAACGGAACAAAAATCCCGATTGACCGGAACGCCAACCTCAATCCGAACCGTGTACCCTGCGACAATATCGCCGTGAGCGTCCATGAATGGGATTGCATCGTCATTCACCTGGAAGTTAACTCGGCTGTCCCGATAGACATACTGCAAGGTCGCAATCAAGTCATCCATGATTTGCATCGTGTCGCTCAGCACTTCCATTTGGTTGGATGAATCTTCGAACTGCCTATCCATCACGGACAGCACGAATGAGTAGGTTTTCTCCTTATCGTTTGCGGAGCTGTCATACATCATCGTGGTGGTGTCCGGGATGCACCACACCAGCGGATAATTGTCTTTGCTGCCATCGGCCACCAGGTCGTATTCCGGGCCGAAGGCAACATAGCGCACCATCTTATGGTTTTCCGCTGCCCGCCGTATTGCTGCTATTATCTGGTTTAGAGTCATTCAGGAATTTGCGTAGTTTTTCCTCGTTTTTTTTGCGCCACGCCTTACTTTTCGAAATAGAAGCCGAGGTTTTGTCCGAATTTGTTTGGTTTGTCGATTGCATCGGGGTCAGGGTTTTGCCACTTAGGGTACTTTTCCGGGTAGGTGCAGAGATACTTATTCATGCGCTCGATGAAGTGGTCACGTTTCTGCGCGTATCGCTGTTCAATCAGCACCATTTCTTCCCTGCTGATTGAGGTCATGTTTTCGCCATCGCGCTTCATGATGGACTTATTCGTGAACTTGAACGTCAGCGGAAGCACGGCCTCATACAGGACAGAATATTTCAGAATTGGCTTGATGTAGTCATTGAGTAGGGTTGTGTTATCCGCGCTCAGAGAGGACGGAAACTGCGTGTACAGCTCGTTGTACAGGTCGCTCCCGATAGTGTCGCGCAAGGTCACTTCCTGCGCTTCCTGAAGGCTCATCTGAATGAGCTTCGGGTCTAGATTGTCCTGTACCGGCGTGTTCTCCTTGATGTATGCCGTGTCGATGAAATATTTGAAACTCATCCTATGCGCCTCCTATATAGCTTGCTGTTCCAGACGTGACGGCATTGGGGAACGTGAATCACCGTGTTTTTGATTGTCCGCCATCCGCCCCTGCGCTTCCATACCTCGTAACCGAGTTCCGCGCTCATTGCATCAATTTCTTCGCGTGTGTATAGCTTCTTTTGCTCAATCATGAACTGACAAAACTCCCGGCTGGTTGGCAGCAATACAGGCCCATCTACTTCCGGGTTCTTGCCGTATTGGTAAAGGACAAAAATCTCCGTATCCACGCCGCCGGATTCCGCAATTGATTGCGTACCGCTGTCTGTGATTTTGATTTGGTTTTTATCCCATGTCACGAAGCCTTTGTTCTGCATTGTCTTTATCACCTTCGTGGCCTCTTCTTTTGTCACCCGTGCGCCTTTGGCGATTTCTTCCAGGGTGGCCTTGGGGTTATCGCGGATGACTGCAACAATTCGCAGTTCCGGGTTGGTCAGTTCTGCAAAGAGTTCAGGCAGTTCTTCGTAATCCGATTCATTCCGGCCATACTTGGCGAACACCGCCTTATCGGCTTCGTCATCCCATCCGAAAGGGTTCACCGCGCTCATGGTGGTGGCTACTTCCTGAGTAGCATAGCCCAGCGATTCGCGGGTTTCGTTGCGGTCAAGAATTCCGGCTGTGAAAAGCTGTACGGTGTCCTGTGCAGCGGGTTCGGCCAATACTGTACCGATTTTGCCCTGAAAGCCCATTGCCTGAAACATTCGCGTAAAAATCCGCTCCATCTGTTCGCGTTTCGGGGCTACATACGCCCGGTCGAACACCTCATACGCCTGTGTGAGTTCATTGCGCCCGCCTAACTGCCCCTCTACGCGCACACCGAACAGCATGGGAGAGGTTACGCGGTGCGCATAGAAAATATTATCGCGCACGGTTTCGGAAAGCTGAAGGTATTGCTTGTCGAAGTCACCCGGCATCAAGTCCACAACCTGCAACGGGTCTTCGCCCTTTTCCATCCAGCTGATAAGAACGCCGTTTGCGTTTTCAGTTCCGGTGGTGTTGGCCTTGAATTTCCTGTCGAATTCAGACTTTATATCCTCTGTTGGTTCGCCTTTAAATATCTGGATGATTTTTCCAAGGGAAAAGCCATTGGTGATATTGTTGTAGTGAAAGTCGGCAATCTTCGTGTCTATCTCGATGTACGTCCGAGCAGGATACCAGTCCGGCAAAGGATAAACGCCTTCGCCTGCCCGGTATTGCTTGAACCACATAACTTGAGTTCCCCCTGGTTCTTCCGGATTGAACGCAGGGAACTCTAACTTGTCCGTCCGCCTATCCTGCCAATCTTCAGAATACCATACTTTCGAAGCGTCCTGATTGACCCGGCACTTGTCGAATGGCAGGTGATAGAAGGCCACAACCCGCGTTCCGGGAACATTCCAAACGGCCTGAATCGCATACCCCCCGAAATTCTCCAAGTCCATCGCGCACTTAAATCGCAGATCGTGCCAGCTTTCGTAAGGATTAGCGTAATTCAGCGCATTGGCCGCCCCTGCCTGTGCCGATGTATTTCCGGTCAGGGTAACGGTTGTGTCCTTGCCCGCAATGAACTGCGCCTTCTGCGTCACAATAGCATTGTGTAGGCTCGATGAATTATAAAGGTCAAGTATGACCTTCGGGAAGTCGTTCTTTTCGCCGTAAGTATACCACTCCTGCCCCCTTGCCTCTTTGAACTTTGGCGGCGGTGCGACTGCAAAATTTATCCTCTGAAATTCTACCTTCATTTTACTTTCATTATACCCGTCTCAACAACCTCATTGGCATTGGCAGGGTTTGT